ATGTTTAAAAGTTCCGGTGCGCAAAAGTTGAACGCGCTTGATGCCGGAGTTGTCCATCCCATCCGATAATTGGAATTGGGTCGCAAAAAAGTTCTTAAAGTTTTTTCCCATTTTGAAATCCTCTCTTGTAATTACATTTTCGTCAATACTCTAAATTGTCTTGAATTTATTTAATTCTGGTTTGCTTGGTGACAATCCAATTTCACTTATCTTTTTACCTTGTAAATCCAGCACTGGCAGGATGTAACTCTTGCAGTTGTGGTGCAATGGTGGAAGCCACTGGTAACTTTCGGGATCGTTCTTCGCAAAGATTCTTCCGCGCAAGTTTTGACAAATTGGACTCACCGGAGCATCGTTCATAAACTCAAAAGCCTCAATGCTTTCAAGGACTTCCGGCGTTTGGAAAAACTCAATCCGTGAAGTGTTATAAACTTGAGCAGTTAAATTTCCCGCCGCAGTTAGAAGTGAACCACTCACCGCCGCTTCACTTGCGCCCACTAATTGCTTGTCCAAAGTTGAGTTCAAACGCTTTTCCAAAACCTCGACAGAAGTCGTTTCATCAACCGTTCCATTGGCAGTTAAAAGAATGGAGCTTTTTAAATCAGAGTATTGTTTATCCGTCACAATTTGAGAACTTGTAACGATTAAATCCTTTGTGTGTTTTGGCAACTGGTCTAGGGTCATCAAAACTTCTGCAAAAGACATTCTGGATTTAATTCCCTCAGCGAATTTAACTTTGCGACCTCCAGGAACCTCATTCCGCGCTTGGGAAATTGCTCGCCCTGCGGTTTCAGCCAACGCCTTTTTTAATTTACGCAAGTAATCCCCTTGGTTTTTTATGTCACTTGAGTCACGAATAATTTGTCGCCACTTAGTGTGAGGTTGACCTTTAAGCTTATTTACAAGCGCGGTGACAAAAGCTTGGCCACGCAACTGCAAGTTCTCCTGCATCCCCTCTGCAACCGCTGTCTGGCTCGCCTTAAGCTGATCTTTTAGTTTTGCCATTACCTTGCGCTTATCTTCTGCAAGCTGAATGGTGGCGGCTTTGTCGCCTTTATCAATAAACATTGTTGGCGTTTCAGCTTTTCTTACATCTGGAATTGTCGCTGCATCGGCTTCCAATAATTCAGGAAGGTCAAGTCGTTTGCGCAACCAACGCTCAAGATTTTCAGTTGGAGAAAGATATTTACTTTCAGCCAGCATTTTGATAATCTCCGCAAACTCTTTTGAAAACTTATCATTTATCCCACTAACTTTGAGCTGCGGATAGCTGGATTGTTTCCCATAATTGTTATCAATAAACTCACGAACAATTTCTTTCTGAAAACGATCTTTAATTATCTGCGCATCATGTTCAATAATGGACAAGAATTGGTCACTTAAATCAGTTCCCAACGCATAACTTCCAGAGCCACCGCCCTGACCAAGATTAAGATGGTTGGCAACAAAGCTTTTCACCATGCCTTCATCTTCACGCTGAATTGTTTTTACAATTTTGTCCGCATCGAATGGATTAGTTAGGAACTCAACTTCCCATCCTTGTGGCAATGTAAAATAGTTTTGTTGGTGACTTGAAATTGCTCTTAACATTTGTGCGAAGCGATCACGCTCAGGACTTTGTTCAAGTCCCTTGGGGATTGTTCCAACCGGAGTGTTGATTGCGTAACGCTCAATTCCTATTGCAAGTAATTTTAAAAAGACTTGTTTGCGTTGCCAGTTACCATAAATCGGTCGCAGTGCCGAAATGCCTTCGTAATTATCACCACGCTTTTTCTGAGTGAAAACAGTAAGCCATTCTCCTGGAATGATAACATTGTCACCAACGTCGCCATCGGCTTGTTGAAATACATTTACAAGTTTTCCTGATCGGTCGATGAGCCATCTTTCGATTGTTCTTTGAGAACGCCATGCAAACTTTTCGTAGCCGACATAAGTTCCGAATTTAGAGTCGTTAACAATTTCGTGAACACGTTCAAAAAGTGAAAAGCCATGCTCGATAAAAGTAAGTGCCTCTTCCAAAAACTCAATAAAGGACTTGTCCATTCGGTTGAACAATTCGTGCTCAAGATGTTCCGCTTGTTTTTTGTAGATTTCTTCTTGATTGGTGTTTCCAGATTCAGCTCTAGCTGGTTCGATTGACCATGTTGCTTTGAGGATTGGATTTTTTCTTGCGGCGAGGAGCATTGTGATTGTGTCGTCTGACCTAAACATTTCGTCGAATATGTCAGCACGGCGCGTTCCACTGAGCTTGCGGAGGTATTCTTCATCATACACCTCACCAAAAATTTTGGTTCCAGAAAAACCAGTTTCAGTTTTGTTAAACTTGCCAGCGGTTTGAGCTTCTATTTGATTTACAATGTCCAACTCTTCGCTTGTGGGCTTCTGGATTTCCGCACCTGCGTTTTGACCTGACACCGTTGGCTGTTCAACTTCCATAATTATCTCCTTGTAATTGATAAAAACATATTCCTTTATCGTTCATTCTTTTAAATTTTAAAATTTCTAGACTAGGTAACTGGATGTGTTCAGGGATTTGAAACGCCAAGCAAGTGAGAATTTGAATCACTCCATCTGGTCTTTCATATACGACGCGCAGCATCTTATCCAATTAAATCCCCACCGATTACCTTGTAATTCTTCTTAGGTTAGACTGCCTGCGATCGTTCCACCAGATATTTTTGAGAAATTATCATCATCAAAGAGAAAAGTTCCAACTTGCCGTTCCCGCGCTCGATTTAAGTATTGAGTCATCGCGTCAACTTGGTCATCGTTTGCGGCTTTTGGAAACGCACAAACCTCTGGAATGAAAACTTCACGCACCCATGGATTGAATTCAGGGTCGGGAACTAAAACATCGCCTGCTTCAATCTGCGGCTCACAGGCCACCAATCTCGCAACCTTACTGTCCTTGGGATTTATTGCAATCAAACTTCGAACTGTTCCGCTTAAGGAATTTATGATTGCGGAGCCGTTGGCTTTATCTTCAATTAAGCATTCGTGATAGGTGGGAAATAATTGCGCCCACAATTCCACCGCTTCTTTTGTTTTCATGAAACTCATCTTGGAGCGCAGTTGCTTGATTAGATAATGGTGAGAACCTTTTTGTCCCCACGCTTGCAAAACGACGTAATCTGAGCTTTCAAGGTCTTTAAACGTGCAATCAAGTGAAAGTGTAATTGCATCAAATCTTTCAGGCAAAACTTTCCAATGCTTAAGCCAGTGCTCTTTAATTATCCCGCCGCCGCGTGGAACTGGTTCCTGCATCCGCTGCGATGAATAGTTGTAACTTCCAAGCTCGCGCTTTGCTTGTTCCAATTCCTTTTCACCTTCACGTTCCGGTTGGAGAATTTCATCTTTCTCATAAATCTTAATCCTGCCTGTTCTCGGATAGTTATAAATAATCCTTTCAGGAGCTTGTTGAGGAATTTTAAGGTGCACAACTTCAGGATATTCTTCCAGAAAGTGTCCAGTTAAATCCTTTTCGTGAAGCCTTTGCATCACCAATAAACAAGCCTTACGTTTTTTATCATCAAACCTTGAGCTGGCAGTGTGTTTCCAAAAATCGACGCTTTTAACACGCATCAAATCATTCGCTGCATCTTGTGGGTTCACAGGGTCATCAATAATCATAATGTCGCAACCTTCACCGGTCATCGTTGCACCTGTGGAACTTGAAAACATTGAGCCGCCACTTGTATTTGAGTATCTTGTTTTCTGGTTTTGGTCGTGGGACATTTTGACTTTATCTCCCCAATAACTTTTGAACCATGCGCTTTCAATCAACTGCCTTCGCTCCCACGACATTGCGCTGGATAAATCCCCACTGTAAGACCAACTGATAAACTTCTTTTTTTCATCCTGCGTCCACGCCCACGCGGGAAAGGCAATGCTGCAAACTTTTGTTTTCAAGTATCGTGTTGGCCAGTTGATAACAAGCTTTTCAATTTCACCGTGATAAAGTGCTTCAAGATATTCACACGCAAGTCCGATATGCCAATTACTTTGCAACGGAAAACGCTGTTCAAGTTGTGGCCATGCGTAAGTAAAAAAGCTGAAAAAGTTTTTGGCGTTTTCCTTGGCTTCATCAAAAAGCTGATTAAGCAATTCAAACTCAATTTCAACCGCGCCTTTGTTGTGCTGCATTGTGTAATCCCCTATAGACTTTACAAGTATATTCGCCCTTCCCCACAAATTCAATGGGTTTCACGCAGCACAATTATGTAGCCACAATCATGTAGCCACTGCGCATTATTGATGGCAAGAATAGCCTTTAATTTGTGCAACCAAAAACAAAGGAGATTAGGTGGACAATTTATTTGAATTTATGAAAACAATAGTGCGCGAACAAACGGCGCACCTAACTAACAAAGGAGAAAGAATGGAACCAATTAGACCAAACGCAAAGGGGATTTTCCCAAGCGTTTTAACGAACGTGCTTTTGCCAGTGGCACTCGGCAACTTTACTCAATATCGAATATTGGTGGCACCAACTTCACGCGGAGTTTTTGTTTCCGTTGATGGCGTTGGAGCTTATGAGTTTAGCGGCTTTGCGCATTGGGGATATGTAATGGAAAAAATTAAACTTAAACATGATGGGGATGCGACCAACCTTGCAGACTTTATCAACGACCAACTTGGGTTTTGCTACCCACGCCAAGGTCGTTATGCTGCGCAGCTTTGCGCGGAGGTTTTATGAAACTGTTAACAAAAGAATTAGAAAATAAGTTTGCAAAAGTTGGCAGACAGGAATCGCTTGGCGAAAACGCCGTTGTGATTGCAAAGTTTTTTACACCTGATGGCGGTTGGACTTGGTTTGCGACGGAATACGACCCAGAAGATAGAATGTTTTTTGGCGCAGTGAACGGCTTTGAGTTTGAACTTGGATATTTTTCCTTGGATGAATTACTTAGTGTTCGCGGAAAGATGGGCTTGCCTATTGAGCGCGATTTACATTTTAGTGGCAAAACGATTGCAGAAGTTAGGAGCAGCTTATGAAAACAGTTCCAGATAAAACTTACCTTGGCGATGGTGCTTACTGTAGTTTTGATGGCTACTCGTTAGTGGTTACAACTGAAAACGGGATTGAAATACAAAACGAAGTTCACATGGAGCCGCAGGTTTTTGAGGCTTTGTTGCGTTACGCTGAACGTTGTTTCAATGTTGAAATTAAAATAAGAAAGCCTGCGCCACACGTTGGGGAGGAATTATGACCAGCATTGAATTTACTTACTCACTTGAAATTGGTCACAGGGCTTTGCACGTTGTGGTGAATGCCAACGCAAGTTTTTACACCGAAAATTATGGTGAAGATGCTGACGGCAATCGCGGCGAAATGCGAACTTATGCTGACGATATGGAAGTGGAAGTTTTTGACCTAAGTGGGAAAAACATAAGCGAAAAGCTTTTGAAAAAATATCCCCACGCTTGGTCAACACTTGATGAGCTGGCTTACGAAAAGCTTTCCGAAGCTTATGAGGAGCGATGATGAAAAAGGACTTAAGTAAAAACATTAGAATAAATTCGGACATTTTAAAGGCACTTGATAAAAGCGGTTGGTCAGTTCAAAGCCTTTTGGATTGGGCGATTGATCAAAAGCTTAAAATTGAAACAAAGGTAACTGTTAAGCGAGTGTGACGGTTGCATCTTGTAAGGGCGTGGCTTGCGCTGCGTCCTTTTTTTTATCCCTTGGTGGCTTACCTGCAAGCTCTTTGCGCAAGACCTTTTGTGGGCTTTTAATTGCCAAAAACACACTTCCATTTTCAACCTTGGTTACAACTATTTCAGTATCATCACCAATAATTAAACCTTGGCCTGCGCCACGCTTAAGAATTAAAAAGCCTTTCATAAAACGACCAGCTTGCTTCACAATATCATCATTCATCTTCGCCCTCTTTTTTTGGAGTAATATCCAACACCTGAGGTTGAATGTTTTTGTATTCCGCTTTGATAATTTCCCGCGCCCTTAACAGTTCGTCAATCTCACGACCAACGCCGCCCTCGCCCAAGTTATAAAGCCGTTCAATAAAAGGATTCTTTTGGCGTTCATCTTCAAACTTCAAAGTCTTTCCAATAATTCTGTCCAATAAACTTTCCAGCACACGAATATCTTTTGATTTATTTAAGTAAACACGTTCAAGCCTGCTCAACTTACTGCCATTCATTTCCACCCATTCCAGAAATTCCTTTTCAGGTAACGCCATAATGAGCCACGCAATGCGGTTGATTGCATCCCAAGTTAAGTCCTTCGTGATGCCTTTTGAAGCGTTGGCTGGCCTGCCATTGCCTCCTGAGTTGCCTTGCAGAAAACGTCCCTTGGCGTCCCGATCATCATTTGACACCGTTAAAACTCCGTTTAATGGACACGCTGCGTTGCAAAGAATTGATAATTTTTGGAAGTTTAAAGTGGAGCGCGTGGGTCAGAATTGCACTGCCCTCTCTTAGTTGGAAACCAAGCGCATCGTTACAATGCTTCACGCGCAAAAAATTGGTGGAGCAATCAGGATTTGAACCTGAAGTAAAAACCGAAGTAATTACTGCGCCCTTCGCTCGCCCCATTAGACCCATTGTTGAGCCTTTCTAAAGTTCTCACTGTCCTTGGGAAAAGGCAATGTTTTAGATTCCATTTTCCTTCTTACAGCTTTGCACAATGGATAAAAATAATAATGTCTTTTTGTTTTAAGGAGGGTGCCCTTGCCATAAACAAAGGCAGCCTTCTCCTCTTTTGTTTTTAATTCCTTGGGAGCTTTCCCGAACCGCAGGACATTGATAATGTTTTTGTATT